TTGACGATGATGTTCGGGTAAATCCCGAATGGTGAACATCTGTATTAAAGGTTATGACCTGTGCCAGTGTTATATTGGCAATGGCTTGGTCTGTGGAATCTGATTGCATAAGGTGAGGCATTGAGATACCCGCTATGCTACCAGTAAATGACAATACGCCACAAGGGTCTATATTGATATAGTTCACATCGTTGCCGAAAGTAGGACTGTTGGTATCTTCCCATCGTGAATTAACGGTATTATATTGTAAGGTACTATGCAATTCTGGATTAGTTACATACATTTCTTTGATATTATTCATTGCGACAATGGTATCTTGCGACATTGTTACAATGCCATTTGCTTGTCCTACCTTTAGAACTCCACCTATTTTTATTCTGTAATCAGGTGCTACTGGCGGGGTATGGGTATATCCACCGGCAACCGTTGAGGATAGATATAGAACATCACCAGCAATCATTCCATCAGTATCTACATCGTGGACATCACCCCAGAAAGTGATATAGCCAAAAGCGTGGTCGTCAATAGGTTCTGTGGTCATATACAAAGTACGAGGAATCCACGTTGCCGCAGCATTGGCCTGTGCAAGTTCAATCTTTAGTTTCTCACCTGTTGAGCCTGAAATATAGACCAGTTTCCCATTGGTTATATCTGCACCGGAATCGTTGTAAACCCTGCGAACTATCTCCTGTCCAAGTTGATTACAGACGCTTCCCCCGGGCATACCAATTTTAATAGTACCCTCATTCACGTCCCACATCAACCTACCCTCTGCGCAAGAACCGACAGGATTAAGTTCAAATTGGATATGGTTAGTATATAGTCCGTAAGGTGCTATGTTCGGGTCTTGATTAGCATTTTGACCGTCAAGTTCCAGATACCAAGTATCTAATACAGACTTTGGGCGAACACCGCCGACAAGCGGGTGGCCTAATGCAATACTGCAAAATAATAATATCAATAATAACTGTTTCATAGCTTTTCCCTTATAAAAGCCCTGCCCCAGAGGAGGAGGCTGAGACAGGGCAAGGAAGAAAGAATAATGACTACTTCGGTTTTAACTTGCCTTTTGTTTTCGGACGAACTGCGTTTTTTGGTTTTCTTACAATCTTACCCATTTTATATTCCTTTACTAAATGTTGTTTGCACTACGTCTGGTTGCCATTCTTTTACTATATCGTAAATTTTACTTACATTTTCCTGTATATTTTTAGTTCTTTCCTCCATAACGCCTTTGAATTTTGCATAGTCAAGTTCTATGGTAGTCATTCTGGTTTCAAGGACAATGGTTCGTTCTTTTGCGTCCTTTGCATTATCATAACCAATATAGGCCGCACCTACAATGGTGAATAGTGCCATTACTACAGTAAAAATTTGAATTACTTTCCCTAAGCTGAATTTCACATTGTCTGACATTGACTAATCCTTTCGTGTTGTTAGATTATAGTAAATTAAATCCTTATTTGAATTTATACTGACTTCTTTGTTCGTATGTCTGTAATCCCATACCGAAAAATGTTAACACTGACAATGCAAGCCCTTCTTCAAGTCCCTGTTCTTTCATTGAATCATAAATATCGCCATAAGTAATAGGGTGCGTCATATTCATAGCCATACCACCAATAGTAACCTTTTGCCCTATTACATTTTTTCCGGTAGCTAAGTCGATAGAAGTACTGAAAGCAGGAGATAATTTACTTCTAATAAATCTCCAAACAAAATCTTCTGAATGGGTCTTATTCCAATCATCTCTTTCCCCTGTAATTGTAGCCCAACTTCCACCTACAAACCTTGAACCAAATACTGTTGCTTGTGATAGTCCCATTAGCGGGTCAAGTCTCGTATTTCCAAATCTTAATTTGCCAAAATCAGCAGTTGTAGGGTCAGTTTCAACTTCTCCGCCAGCGGCAACGCCAAGACTATAAACAGTAGCCATACCAATAAACATTCTTGCGTATTCTGCGGCAATTAACTTTCTTGCACCCGCCGTTCCCTCTTTTTCTCCGTGCCACAAAGGTTGCCCCATAAGTAATTGAAATCTGCTTACTGCATAATGAGGTGCAAAAAATACAGTTCCCAATACCCCAGAAGCTCTTTCAATTTGACCTAAATTACCTTTTCCCGTAGTAACTCTTATGTAATTGCCAATTACTTCAATCTCATTAGCGTTTAAATCTCCACCTTTTCCTAATGTTTTATACATCGTATCAAAATTATCGGCACGAATAGAGTTTAAGAATACTATTCCTGCACGCTGAAAATTCTTTATAACTGGAACTTTGTACGTCCAATGGGACATATAAATTTCTTCCATTTCGGACAATCGTGCAGAACCATCAATTTTAGATAATAATTTCTGTCTTTCATACAATGGCGCATTAGGTCTATTAAGTATTGACTGCATCACTTCATAAGATTTCTTATCAGAAGAAAATGCCTGCAACATTCTGCCTACGCCCTTAGCGGTACTTAGTGGATTTTTACCAGTAACTAATCTTCCTATTTCAGAATAAGCGTTCCAACCGCCTTGCCTGAGAACAAGAGAAAATTCGCCAGTTGTCATTATAATCTTAACCGTATTAAATGGTTCTGCTATATGTTCCCATACAGATTTAGGCTTTAGTTTATATAACTGATATTGTATATCTGTACGAAGCGAATCACGTTCATATTCAAGACGTTGTAACTCCTTGCTTAACAGTGGTTTTTCTGGTTTAATTCTTGGGTGTATATCGCCAGTCTTAATCCTTTGTTCCAAGTCTGCAATCTGCTTTTCAAGTTTTAGTTTAATAGCAGGTTCGCTTTTATCAAGTTTAACCTGCAAATCATCACGAATATCACGAAGCAATTCAATCGCTTCTGAACGTTCCACTTTAACTCTTTCGGCCTTTGGCGGCAAAGTACCTTCTTCTAAGTGTTTATTCAAAGTGTCAATCTGCTTTTCAAGAGTAGAAATTGTTTTAACATCGGCAATTTTAGCCTGAACTCTCTCTATTGCGTCTTGAATAGGTTGTAAATTTTCGTGCAATTTAAGATTCAACCGCCTTGTAGGTTCTATATTATCAGATTCAAGTTTTTCATTTAGAGTATCAAGTTTCTTCTGCAATTTTTCAGTCATTGCAGGGTCAGAAGTAGCAACCCATTTATTTAGATTTTTAGCAGTTTTTTTCAATTCAGAAATAGCCATAGGAACTTCTTTTTTGTCTTTTGGCTTTGACGGTAAATCTCCAGTTTCAAGATATTTATTGAATTGGTCTATTTTCTTCTGTAAATTCTTATCAGACTTAGCTTCTTTTTTAATTTCTCCTAATTTCTTTTCAAGTTCATCTACTTTTTTTGCCTGTCCAGTAGTGGCCTCAACAATAGCATCAATAATGTCTTGTCGCCTTACTAATGGAAAATTCTTCTGTATTTCCATAACTATTTCGTCAATATCACGAACATCTTTTGTTGACGCTATATTCATAGACAATTCAGTGAGTATATTAGATAATTCAGAACAGTCAACTTTGGCCATTAGTAACAACCACCTTCCAGAAGTTTTTTGAGTTTAGCCTCAAGTTCTGCTCTATTAGATTTTAATTCAGTATCAGTCATATTTTTGAATCTTTTTTTAGCACCTTTTTTAACAATATCCATAGCAGTTTCAGTTTTAATCTTCTGGCTCACCTTTTCTACCTTAGCGGAAGCAATATCAAGTTCATCTGATTTAGCGGAAAAATCCTTACTTTCCTTATCTGACAACTTAGAGCCTTTATTCTTTTCGCCTAAAACTAAAATTGTAGGCAAGTCGAGTTCGTCTATTTCTAACTTTTGAGATACTAACATTCTTCCTGTTTCAGAACCAGATATATATAGTGCTTTTTTGAGTAAATTTGCCTCATCCAAACTCTTACCAAAATTGGATAACAATATGTTTCTTTCCTCTGGATTGGTAGTGGTTTTAAGTTCCTGCTTAATTCTACGCATTTCAACTTTTGCATTGGCGTATCTAATTGTTACACCGGCCTTATCTATCGCACCGAGACCAACCCTGCGTTCTATCGCATCGGCGGCAATTTCTAATGCTCTTTCTGGAACGCCTAACCGAATAGCGTCCTGTTCCCAACCCTTGAAAGTTTGCTTTTCCTTAGAATCGGCACTATCCAAACCAAGTATTTTAGCATCTTCTTCTAACGCCTTTTGACGTGGAGTAGTTATATTTGTATAATCCTTATCCTGCTTATCTGCCTTTTTAGCTTCCACATCTGGAAACGCCACAGACGGCCTTTCTTCTTTTATGGTAGCAACTACGCCCTTGTCCTGTTTTGTCGCCACTACGGTCTTTGTAGGAGTTTCTTTGAGTATTGCAAATGGGTCGTTAATAGCAAAGTTCTCGGATTTTTCCTGAACATAACCAGTTTCATATACTTTGCGGTTAGAAAATTCTTTTTCCATCTGCTTTTTATTGAGATATGTAGTCTCTGGAAATAGAACATTGTGTGCCAAATGACTTGCTTTAAATCCCAATGGTACTAATGAGGCAAGTAAAATGTCCTCTGTATTGCCACCTTCAAGAGCCGTAGTTCCACCCATTAAGCCCATTTCAGACGATACTTGTATTGATTCTTTAGCGAATTTGGCAAGTTTGGCTTCTGGTGTCCATTTTGACATTGCCGTTCCCGGTGCGGAATAGGCAAGATACATCATAGCTCCCTCGCCCGGGGCAGAACCGGTTGCCTGTGCCTGCAATTCCCAAGCAAGTAAATCAGATATACCCATAGTCTTTTTCAGTACTGCTATTTGTGCAATCATACCACCAACGCCAGTACCAATATCAACAACTTTTTGACTTACTTTTGTTGCAGGTTCTACTTCAGCAGTTGGTAGCTTAGACCGTTCTATATCTTGCGCACGAAGATAATACATACGATACTTTATCTGTTCATCTCTATCGCCAAAAGTAATGAGCCATTTTTTAGATTGTTTTTCGGCCTGTTCCTTATATCCAGACCATTTTGGGTCAGTAAGTATATTTGGGTCGCTTTTTTCCAAATCTTCAATATGTTGAGTGAGTGCAATGGAAGCGGTATTTTTGTCAGTTGAAAGAGTTTCAAGAACCTTAACTACTGCATTATTCCAAGTCTGCTTAAATGCTCTACCAACTAATGTTTCTTGGTCTGGTGCATATAATTGATAGCCGTACTTTCGGGCTAAATTAGCATTCACCTTACCGTATTTGCCATAATCTCCGAATTTGCTCGTATCTGCACGATTAAAAGTTGAAATAGGAAAATCTTCTTGCGTTAAATTCTTAGGCAGATTGTCGAAGCTATATCTTTCTTCTATTGGTGGCATTTCCCAATCATTTTCGTTATGTTTTACTTTAGCCAATCCCCATACTTTTTGAACTAATTCGGTAGATTGAGTGGGATTAGAATATGGCTGTTGAGATAAGTCAGAAAACATACTCTGTTGCGGTTCGGTAACTGGTTTTAGGTCATCAAATAAACCCATTATTCGCCATAAGCCTTTTTTAGTCTATCTATTGCTATTTTAAGATTATCAACATTGCCACTATTTTGCCATAATATATTCTTATCTTCATCAGATATTTTATCCCAATAAGGAGAAAAATCAGAGTTAATTGGTTGTGTTGTATTCTGATACTTAATTTCGGGAGATAAATTTTCCATAGCAGGGTGCATTTGCACTTCCCCCGCCCTGAATAAGTCAGACCTTGCGGCCATATCATTCATGGTTGGTTTTCTACCTGCTTTTAATTCATCGTCAAGCCAATTTATCATATCTCTGTTTATATCATTTTTCTGTGCTTTATTTCGCCAATTTATTCCTCTTTGATTATTAGCCATAACAACATTTTTTAAATCTCTTGCTACATCAGTTGGGTATGGGGTTTTTATCTTATCCACAGCCCAATTAAACGTCTTATCGTCTATGTTAGTAGAGCCATACCGCAAATCAAGTAGTTTGTCTAATTTGTCATTATCATTCAAATCTGAATTGGTAATTGCTTCTATTGCATCTAACGCACCGCTATCGGTTTGTTTTGGTTCAATGTTAGTGCCTTTCATTCGTTTAATCCATTTTTTCTGCTTATCTTCGTCTTTTGGGAAAGCATTATAAATATCGTTAGTATTAAAATTGTTATTCTTAACCTTGTCTATGAAATCATATTGTATTTGAATGTTTTGCTGTAATTCAGTTTCTTTTATCTTTTTGTTTTTATTTCCAAAATAACCAGAAGCGTGTTCATATAACTGCCTCTTTCTTTTTCCTTCAAAATTTGGATTATTTTTTACTTGTTCATCTATAAAATTCTGTGTTTCTTCTAACGATTTTCCAGAATCTATATAATTTTGAACGGAAGTTTCTGCATTATTGAATAAGATTTTCTCTTGTTCTTCTTTCCCTTTGAGTACTATATTCTGCATCTCACTGTCAACCCTAACAGGAGAGAAATTTTCACTTAACGACTTCCTTGCATTTTCCAGTGCAGTCTTAACTTTTAATGCACCGCCAACAGTACCATCGTCGCTTCTAATCGCTTCTATTGCCTGCGCAGATGATGCAGCCAGTGCGTCCCTGCTCTTTTGCTTGATTATTCCAACTTCTGCCTGCTTTGAGAATATCTCGGTCTGGGCGGTAATATCTGCCATTGCCCTTGTCTTACCGGCATGACTGCCCCACTTTAATTTAGAATTACCATCATTTACTTCTTTTTGGTATTCTTCAAGATATTTATAGTAATTATTGGTATCTCCGTCTTTTTCCACTTTGGCCTGAAAATTTAGTTCAGCGGTTTTCAGTAGTTTTGCAGATTCGGCATTAGCCATAACATCATCAAAGGCCATTTTCTTCTGGCCTAATTGCATAACTACACCACCGAGATTAGCGGCGGCATTATATATCTGTTCTTCGCCAGTATTTGTCATACCCTCGATGTTGGTAATTGGTGCTACGCCAGTTCCTACTGGTATAGTTGCTTGGCTATCGTATGTTCTTACTTTCATTAGTTATCCTAAGTATATGCACTACTGCCAGAAATGCCCTGATTGACCTTACCTGAACTACCCATACCATATTTAGCACCAGAACCAAAACTTGAACCAATGCCCATCGTTCCGATACCAGAACCGATAGTTCCCGCCGCACTAAGATAAGAAGCACGTTTGGCGTTTCTACCTCTCTGTGCCGCCATCTTGCCCTGCGCGCGAGATAAATTAGCTTCTGATTCTAATGTCATTTTATCAATAAGACCTTTTCTTAGCGTCAAGGCTCTATCAACTGCAAATTCGCCATAAGTATCAGCCATAACATCTACACTTGAACCTTCTTCAATCGAGAATCCAGATTTGGCAAACGCCGCTTTCTGGTAGCCAAGCATTTTATTTTGCTGAGTGGAAACTCGTTCTTCTTCCATCTTAGCAACATCCATACGATTTTTAGCCTCTTGCTCTTGCAATCTGGCATTATATTCGTACATTTCCTTTTCGGCTTTGCCCTGAGCCTCCGCCGCCCTGCCCGCTGAAATCTGTGCCGCCGCAGAAGCCGCCGCAGCCGCAGCGACAATAGCCATCGTAATACTTATCGGCTCGGCCTTAGTATAACCATTTTCACTAATTTCAACAGGACAAAATAGTAAATAAGTGTAAATTATTACCGCAATGACCTGCAATAGTATTTTAGATTTTAGCATATTTATTGTATTTCTTGTCGCCAATTATCATAAATTCTTCGGTTTTGTTGAATCCAAGATACTCTGTCAATCTTTCGCCTGCATTGAAGCCATCAAGAACGTGCGAGGATACGTTTACAGACCCTAAAGACCTTAATATCATATCAAAGCCTACCTTGATAGTTTTGAGTAGCTTTAAGGGCTTATTAGAGGCTCTGGTAGATAATCTTATCCAAGCCTCCGCATTGTTATCGTCAATATAAACTACCCCACCACAACAGATAACTTTGTCATTTTCTACCATCGTGAAATTAACGCCGTTTCCTAATAGACTAAAGAACTCTTTTATTACATCATTTATCTTATCATAATACTTATTAACTGGGTCGTCAATTTCAAACCAATCAGATTCAACGAATTTTCTAAAAGTTATCATTCAGTTACGTCCAGAGTAGTCATAATAGAAATCAACGTAAATGGATATGGTAAGTCTGATTTAACAACTACATAAGAATCAGGGTCGTAGCCATATTTATTCAACACAGCAACGTCTTTTGATTTTGTATTAAATTCGCAATCAAGGTCTTGCAAATGTTCTACATCGTTTATTTCCTGACCTATTTTACCACCAATACTCTTTAGGTATCTAATACCGAGTTCTGTAATTCTCTTAATCTTCTTCTGGGTAGTCATTGGTGCATTTGCTACCTCTATTCGCATTGATTTGACTTTCATAGAATATGGCAAGCCAACCTGATATGCGTAGATATTTTCAGCTACAGTTATAGCACCATTAGCGACGGTATATTGTCCTACAATTTCACCATTAGAAGTAAGATAAACTATTTGTCCTTCTAAATGGTCAAGTCCTGTTATGCTCGTAGTTGAAGAACCGCTATCAACTCTCCTAATAGAACCTGACGGCTGACTTGTTATGTACTGAACTAAATAAGAACCACCAGATGTAACAGCAAGTTTAAATGAATTTTGAGTTCTATCAGAAACATAATATACAATACCAGTCAACGGAGGAATATCTACCAATACAGGAGTATCGTTTGCGTAGCCGTGATTGGGAAGATAGCAAATTAAGTCGGACATTAGGCCGCATACTCCGTTATACACATTAAAGTTTTACCTTCTCCACCAAAACAATTATTAACCGTAGTAGTTCCACTTGCACCTACAACCCTAAACTTGAACGTATGACTTGTTGCGGTTGCGGTATAGAATCCAAAGAAACTTAAAGATGTGTTGCCGCCTGCCGTTGAATCACTATCATTGCCAAATGTAGATATGGCCGTAGCAACTGAATCAACAAAAATTGCACCATACGCAGTCGCAGCGTCTGAAACGGCAACTGGTGAACTTACTTCTATTTTTATTCTACTGCCTACTGTAAGTCCAGTAATCTCTTTTGTTAACACCTCTACGCCATCACTTGATGTAAATGCAGTAGTTGCACCAACCAGAGTATCTGTAGTGGTCTTTGTGGTAGTAGTAGATGCGTATTCCATTTGGAGTAACTCCACTTTCAATGTACCATCTGTATTATGTCCCACATCAAGGAAAGCATTTAATTCAGTACCCCAAGTACCATCAGAAGATGTTACGACTGGCTTTGCTGCCATATTATATTCCTTTAATTATTACCTACCACCATATCTTGAACTGCCATAAACACCACTACCATATCGAATAGTATCACTTGCCAAAACTATTGTTTGAGCAACGTAAGGACTTTCCACTACAACAGCGGAATCCAACATCATAGCTTCGTCAGCCTGTGAAATATATCTCGGTGCTGATAGTTCTATATACCTATAAGCTACATCGCCTATAATTCTTTTTATTGATAACCAAAGTTCATCTTCGTCTGTTCCGTGAACTACCGCACAACTTTCATAATATCCTACCGGAGTGGTAAGATTTGAACCTGTAACGCATCTTGACCAAGCCGCAAATACTTCTTCGCCCGGTTCATATACAAAGCAACATAATGTACCATCGCTTCTTGTCAACCATAAGCAAGGGTCAGGAGTTAATTGTACCGCCATTGTAGTAGGAGAAGAATCTTCTAATATATGATTTGCGAACAGTGTAGCATTATCAGATTTATAAGAATCAATTTCATACGCAAACGTCATTACATTTAATTTCTTACCCTGCCTCTGGAAATAGAATAAACCGTTATTCAAGATTACAGGTTGAAGACTGTTTGAACCTATGTAAGATTGTGGACTTGCTTTCTTATCAATAGCAGTCATTGGGTCGTCTGGATTAGTGGCACTAACTACAAATTCAGTACTTGCAGTACCAACAATCATTGTTTTTCTTGCCGCAATCCATTGTATTTGCGAAACATCATTGGCGTTTAATGGTAAAACCAAAGCATCTGAATCGGTATTTCCCGTTAGATGACTTAGATATTCACCTGTAGCAGAACCCCAAATAGTCTGCGGATTGTTTGTAGTTCCAGCCCAATAAAGTCTATCCTCGTAGAATGATACAGTTCTGGGATAACCTCTATATTCGTTCCAAGCACCTTCCGCCCACATTGAAGTAGCAGAATCGTAAGAAGCCGCACCAACATCTTCATTATATACGGCAGTCATTACAGTACAGGAGACTTCCGTTGAACTTGTAAATCCTGTAATTTTAACTACGCCTCTATTAACTTGTTCTTTAGCGGTAAGATTGCCAGTAATGGCACTTACAGCACTTCTTGTCCAACAATAGTAAACATCATCAAATTTTTCAGTTGATGAATATGCGGAAGCAGACTGGAACGTTCTGTATTCTGTCCATTCTCCATTACCTTCTTTTCGCCATATCTTAGCGGTATATGTTGTATCAGTTCCAAACGTTTTTACATCAAACGAGAAATCACCTTTAATTCTTGTGCAATTAGCGTCAATAGTCGTAGGTGCATCGTGAGTACTATTATATGGAGTAGTTAGTGTAGCGTCTTTTCGTGAATGCTTCAATAGCCATAAACTGCCAACGTGATATTGATTAAATGGTGTATTTCCAGTACCGCTTGCAACAAGAGTTCCAGTAGCACCGGCAAGGCTGTATTTCAAGGTAGGAAGTACATCGTCTTTGAATGTTATTATTTGAGTAGCATCTGTATTCTCGGACAAAAATGGGCCATTAGTAAATACCGTTTCCGCCATAGTCCAATTTGCATCACCAAGTCTTGATAATGTTCTCGGTGCAAAATCTTCGTGAGCAATATACATCACATCGGCGGATTGAGTTTTATGTATCTGGAATACATCAGTAGAATCGTAAGGAGTTAAGACTTCATAAACTCGTTCTGTGTTTCCAATAAAATCATTAGCTATAAAATCAGTACTATCAGTATCGTCTAATGTGTAATTATTTGCATCAACTTTTGTTATTAGATATTCTTTACTATTTAATTGCGTATTTACTGTAAGTTCACTGGGTATTATAGTATTTCCAGTGACATAACCGTGAGCAGTACTATTTATATTTATTTTACCATCTGTAGCGGTTGTGTAAGCTGAAACTGGAGGAGTAAAAGAAGCAGTCCATCTCGCCGAACCCTTTGATATTCTTACTTCGTCAATATGACCATCAAAATAAGAAGCAAAGGAACGACCTATATATAACAGTCCATCAGATAAACCAAGACTTGTACCTGCGTCAATAGCAGTGGCGGCAGTAGGTTCTTGCAACACACCATCTATGAAAATATAAACATTAGCACCATTGCGAACAACTGCAATATGATACCAAGTGTCAACGTCCCAACCTAATGCACCAGTGTAATAATCGGCATTTACAGTTGTTGCCGAATTATTAAAATGAATACTGCCATCTGGATAAATCAGTAATCTACAATAATTATCAGCATCTTTTGCGATTGTAATGATAGAATTTACAATTCCAGTGGTTTTAAGTCTAATTCTTGCTTCTATTGTAAATGTACCAGTTCCAAAATTCCAATTAGCGTCAGCGGGATAAGTAACATAATCATTACTTGCCGCTAATAGTTTTAAACTTGCAGTACCAAATTTCTTCTGTGCAGTATCAAGTTGCGCAGCACCTCCAAATGTAGCCGCGCCAGAAACTGGGTCAGTGTATGCAACTGCCTCGTCAATACCATTAAAATTTGAACATAGTTTAGTGTATGTATCTATTCCACCTATATTCAAAGATACTTCATTTATTGTTTTTTCCGATTCAAGTACTCTTGCACCATTCTTGAAAACACGCATATACCTTGTGCCAAATTCAAGAGTATGCACATCAGTTGTAGAGAACTCAAATCCGAATAGTTTAACTTTTGAACCTATCGTAGTATAGTCTATCGGTCTTGCTTCAACCAAAGTCCAATATGTTGGCTGTGCGGTAATGTCATCAGCCAATGTAGTAGAAGCACCAATCCCAGACGTATGTTCAACATTGCAATAATAATAACTATCAATAGATGCAACAGTACCAATAACTACACAACCGATAGAATAAAGAGTATCTGTTCTCCACGCCTTGAATATCTTTGTCTTGGCAATGAACTTAGTACCGCTTCTCTTTATTATACCACCCTGCGGCAAACACTGGCCGTTTACTATCTCCGAGCAACCACTGTAATACTTGCTAAGGTCTGTTCGACCTGAAAGTAATTCAGTTAATTCGCCCGAATTTCCAGAAGATTTTAAAATCTTTATTGACATTATTACTCAAAGTAAATTGTGATTACAGTTACACCCAAATCAGCACAATTAGTCAATGTTCCAGTATGCTTACCAGCAACAATCTGTCCACCATAAGCATTTGAATCTTGGTCTATTGACTTAATTATATAAGATATGGGGACTGTTGCAACAGCACTGAAAGTTGTTGCAGGAAGTGAAACATAATTCACATCTGAAATATCTTTCATCGACAACGTTCCATCAGCGTCATTAGTGGCAGATACAACTACGATTCTCAACACAGAACCATTAAATTCGTTTATTGTAAACGTTTCTGCATCTGTAATAGTGGCGTAAGTTATCTGGTACACTGAAATCTTATTAGACTTCAATATCCATTTACCAACGCCATTGGTTGCGGCAATAGCTGAATTGCACCAGAACAATAATACTAAACAAAATAATACAATCTTTTTCATAATTTTTCCTTTAATTTTAACCTCTTGCTCTAATCCAAGTATTAGAACTATATAGTTTTTTAGGTCTTCCCTGAGCGGCATCAACGCCCCTCGCTTGTGGGAGAACTAAACTTTCATATTCATTTAATAACTGTGTCTTGTTTGACATATTCCCTGTTATTGCGGCTACTACCATAATTGCAAGTTTGTATGATATCGCCTGATACAATCTCGGAGAAAATTCAGATACAGTTGTGAGTTGTTTTATATAACTTAAATTGATAACATTATAATCTCCGCCAGTAGTAGTCCAAGTAGCGGCATCAGTTGCGGGACTTGTAGCAGTTGCGGCTGTATTTGAAACATTACATAAATAAGTAACACTTGAAAGAGTGCAATACTGTCCTGCAATAAATTCTTCGCCAATCGCCCAAGTAGTAGGTGCAGAATAAAAGTCAGTGTAAATATAACCACCTTTTGGTTCCCAACTATATTGGTCCGTACCAATGGATATAATTCTTAAACAGTCCGTAGGAATAGCATATTTATACGAATAGCCAAATATCGGTGCAGTTGTGGCTTCTACAACAATACTATCAGTTATTGCTTCATTCCATAAATGAGCAACGAGAACTTCATCTCTTGCCTGCTCGTAGAATCTATCGCAAAGAGTATATTGCTTAGACGTAGTATCTGATTCAGTTATCTCGTATTCTCCGATGAGTGCCAGACTTGCATTCTGGAGTATTTGAGCATCTGTTAGAGCCATCGCCTTATTCCTTAAATACAGGGTGGCCGATTAAGACCACCCTATCGTTAAACTTTTTACATAGTAAAGAAAATCTTCACAGCCATACCTTCGGCAGTTGTCCAATCGACAGCAGCAGACGTGAATAATACATCCACATCAGCGGCAAGCGGGGAAAGACAATTTGTATAAGTTGTACCATCTGGCTTAGGCATAACTATTTGCGGAGTCGCAGAAGCAAGTGTTGTAACATCACCAAACAAATCAGTATCACCAGAAATACCAAGTGAGCCAGTTGTTGCACCAGTCGTTGCATCAGGAGCATCGTAAGTTGCAGTTGCTATTGGATAGACTATTGAAAACAGTACATTAGCACCTGCGGGAAGTTTTCCGCATTTAAACGTACTACCCAAAGTCAATCCAGTTGCAGTCAACGCTGTGCATCTATCGGTCGAACAATAAACAGTCCCTCTGGCAAGATTAGCCATTGGAAAATTAGACAATGAAGGCGAATCGAGTTTAGTATAAACATCGCCTTCGTAAATTCCAGTACCCATATTAAATTTCCTTTCAGAAAATTGTTAAATTAAACGTTTGCGCATTCGACTTTAAGAACCATACTCTCATTCATACGCATAGCAGTACAACCAAAGTCAACTTTAATCTGCCATACATCACCGACAAGGTCGTCTCTTGGTGTAACCTTGAATGAAGGACTAAGGAACTGCGCGTACTTGATACCTTCTGGAATCCAAGCATAACAAGCATAGATACCTGTATCGGCATCAATATCGTTCAAAGTACCAAGAGTAATCTTATTGGTTTCAATAAAATTTATACCCATATACTTTGATATTGTACCATTTACAAGAGCCTTTACATCGCTTGTATCGGTACTCTGCACTTCTGCTTCACGAAGCAAATCTGATTTCTGTTTGAACGAAGTAACAAGGTTAATCGGTACGCCATCAGGAATACCGAGAGTTGCAAACTTCTCACGAATCAATACAAGTTTATTGACAGTAAGACCAGTCGATATGCCACCGGCAGAACCATCATTCTTTGCATCGTGAGGAATTGTACGACCTGCGGCATTAGATATGACCGTATTCGACAGAGAATAAGCCGTATCTGCGCCGGGGGTTTTGCCTGCAACAACATCAGCATTAAAAGCGGCAATATTAACATCCATTTTCTTACGCTCAATAGCATAAGTAAGTGATGTCATAAAATCACCGGATGGGTCAGTGTGCAGGGCTATATTGTCCTGTTTATCAACAAGAAGTGCATCATAGAACCAAGATGGAGACATCCACCTTCTGCGGAAAGCTCTATCTGTTGGGTTGATTGCGGCAAATCTTGTTGTCTTAGTCTGCAAATCTCCAGAAGCAATATCGTCAAAAGACATATATTCGCCAGTAAGAGCAGTTGCAGAAACTTTACCATCAAAAACGTTTCTACGCTCCTGTGGCAAGTGCATATAACCAGAAGTATATGCATTTATGAACATATCAATATAATTTGGGTCAGCCATTGTAAAACCTTTCAAAACAAATTGTTAATTAAACTGTTAATTACGTTTCGTTTCAGGTTATCTTTTACAAGGCCATCAACTGGATTTAAGGTCTTTTAGACCAATGGAATACCATTATTTTGAGGGGCTTTCGCTTGTCCTCTATCTTACTCCATACAATTCTTTCAATCTATTCATAGTCTTTGCGTGTTCAGGGTGTAAACCATTGATGTAAGATTCTGAATCTATTAACTTTTTAATTTCTTCTTGTGTGGATAATTTCTGTTTATCTGAACCTATCTTTATATCATCGTCAGACATCATCTGCTTTAGAGTATCAAGCATTTCGATAGCCTTTGGATTAGAACCTAATTTAAGTTCTTCCAATGTATCATAAATGCCAATTTTCTTGGCTACTTCTAACGCCTCGGCGGTTTTCTTTTGTCTTTCTTCACCCCATTTATCGGCAAGCGCTTTATCGCATTTAGCCAACTCTGCTTCGTGTGCCTGATTAGCTTTAGCATCAAGATTCTTAAAGACTTCAAGATGAGCCTTTAAACCCGCTTCGTACTGCTTCTGGGTGAATCTTTCTTTATGAGCCATTTGATTAAATGCTTTAAGTGAATCTGCATCTAAATCAATGCCAGTTTCATTTTTAAAGGCATATTTATCGGCAGATTCAGGGCGGCCAAGACGATTATAAATAGCGTCCCAACCTGCCTCGTCCTTTTCGTCAGATGGCAAAGTAAGCAAAGATTTTGGGTCTTTACCTACGAACTTTTCAAGTTCAGTGTACCCTTTTGCAATATCTGCATCGGTTTTCCACTGTTTCTTTTCCATTAAAGCAATAGTTTCAGGTGCATAAGTTGGAGTTGCTGATTGTGCAGGCAATCCACCCAAATTCTCACCACCATTTGCTTCTGCTACTGGACTTGCATTATCTTCTGGCATTATTCTTTCCTTTTATCAATAAAACTTTTTATTCTTAAAAACACCCTTCGCTTGCCCTCTGCAAAGAAGGTCTGTAATTCATTAGGTACTGTTTCACAAACAGAAGTAGTATTATATCCACAAAACGCTTCAAGGTCTTTATATACCTTCTGGCCATCAGGACTTAAAAAGAATTTACTATAAGCATCTACCTTTTCTTTTTGTAGTTTTTCATTATCCAGTTTTTTATTAGGTACTACCATTACATATTCTCCAATACAGAATTAGGGTCAACCGAACCGGATACGTTCTTAACTGCTTTCGACATTGTTTCAGCCAGTTCAGCACCTTGCTGTTTTGCTGCTGCTTCTGCCCTATCTTTTCTTCCAGTAGCAACTACTGTTGAATCCTTAATTCTTGAAGCAGGGAATCCAGCAGCAATAGCACTATCAATACAAGCACCATCAATATCAAAGTTATCAAGAACTGGATATAGTTGTTGTAATGGCGACCACTTCGACAGTACTATTTCAATAGCATTTGCCTGCATTGCAGACATTGCAACTGCTAATCTACCCTGATAAGTTACATCATAATCTAATTCTTTGCCATCAAGCATTAGAGGTTCTATCTTCTTAGCCTCAATGAGTAAATCAAGAATACTTGAAATCATTGGGTCTGATATTTCCTGATTAACACCACCAACAAAAGGCGCTAACATTGCAAAACTGTCAGAAGCTAACTGGTCAACTTCTCTTGCTGAAGATATATTTATTCTATCACCAAGCACTTGGAACAGGTCAACAAAGTAGCCATCTTTAATAACCTGTCTTTGTTCGTTTATATCGGCCATAGCCTGTTGGATATTAGATTGTGTCTGATATGGTTTTGGATATTGCGCACCAGACCGAATATACATTACTGAATTAGGCTCGGTAATTGGCTGTCCAATAACACCATCATCTTCAACCATCATAGTAGGGAGAACATTTAAAGCAGAGCCAAGAGCGTAATCGTGCTTCATTTCCTGCAACATTTTTATTTCAGGAAGTAAATCTATGCCCGGAGAGTTACCCATCAATTCATCTTGTGTAATATCGAATCTGCCAACCATATAAGGCATATAATTGTAACCCTTATCGTTCTTTACGACTTTTTTATCGGTTACGTTTATATATTCAGATACAAATTTCTTACTTACCTTACTAAGTTTTTTTGTAGGATTGTAGTCAGTTCTTGGATATACACAGTGGACGAATTCAAACTTCTGTGTCTGATTCTTATTTGCTTTAAGTTCTTTCTCAATAGTGTCGCCAAGATTAGCGTTTGGAAATTCCTGTCGTGCCTGTCTTGCCGTATAGTATATTCTTCTGAAAACTGTATCTACCCTACCCTTAGAATCAATATCAAAAAATACATCTGCAATGTGATGAGATTTAAACAATAAGTCTTTTTCTGGTGTTAAGATAACTGATATACAACCAGTACCAAGAACAACCATAGACCTTATCGTTGAAAACATCTGACGTTGGAAGTTAGAACGCCATATCTCACTTAGACATATATCAGTAGCTTTTGAGAACCAAACCTTTACATTGTTATTTTCAAGTAAAGATTCATCTGACGGCTTGAATATAAACCATCTCGTACCAGTAGGCATAAGATTAGTGAATATACCGGCAGTCATTTTATATGATGCTCTAATAGCCGTAGAATCGTATAGGTCGATAGTTCTTACCTGTCCGGTAGTAATATCACCCTCTTTGACCATATCCTGTGCGTTAGGCCAAGAGTACTTAGCGGCTTCTTCAAGAGTACAGTTATACTTTGCTCTTGTAGATTTCAGATTACTATACCTATCGAGTTTTACGTCTATATTGGCCAGGTCAACCATTAAGCACCAAGTTTCCCTTTAAGAGTATTTAATCTCGTATCAAGTTGGGTCTGCAATCCCGATAACATAGTCGATTGCTTACCACCTGCAAGATATGATGCCCTTTTCTGGCGATTTATTTCTTCTGATTTAGTTTCTTCAATCTTGGTAATTACTTCTACTGGCTCAGATTTAGGAATCTTAGCTTTACCACCACCCTTAAAACACTGGAAAGGCGTATTTGTATTACCAAAACATTCATCTTGCATTGCAAGATATGTATTCTTATCGCAAATTATCATTAGATAAATCCAATCTTAAAGAAACACCTTTTTCTTCAAAACCCCAGAACCTTAGACATTTTTCAGCAACACTATGCCGTTCTGTCTCCATTCTGATTTCATCACAACCTAAAGACTTAGCCCATTCAATCATCATCTTAAATGCAACATTAGCAGTTGCAATACCTTCAAGACCTACAATAGAATTATGCACTTGGTCAAATACAACGTAATTTCTATTATCAGCCTTAAATGCAATCAAATGACCTGATATATTATCATCATCATAAGCTACTAATACTAAGAAATCTTTAGGATAAGCAGACATTGACAGTTTAAATTCTTCTGCCATAACATCAGGAGAATAAGAGCCATCACCAACAAAGTTAGGTCTTAACTTGTCGATTATAGATGGCTCAAATTCTCTGATGACTTTAAACATCTTATCTTTCTTGTGCTATTGCAACCCAATCGACATTCAAACTTGCTGTGTCAGCGTGGCCAAGCATTAAGCCAACATAGAAAGCCATTTCTTCTCCATTTGGAAAATTAGTGGCAGTCAGGGCAGTTGTGGCGGCTACAACAGAGCCATTACTAAAGAAATAAACATTTGTACCATCGCAGTACATACCAATCTTTATAAATGTATCAGCGACTATTGTTACGGCATCAGCAAGAGCAGTAGTAGCACCACCACCACCTGCTGTATTAAATACTACATCAAGTTTATCGCCATCAGCGAAAACTCTTTGGAATCCGATGAAATCTTTATCCGCCATAGCATCAGAAGCAGTTATTAGTGTAGTGGTAGCAACAAGACCTTCTTCGGCAAAACCAAAGAAAGCATTAAACTTTGAATCGGTTATATTGAGCAACGATACTCTTGCCTCTGCCCACAACTTCTTACCAGAAGTAAAGTTAAATACTCCTGCTGAATGCGCAGTTTTCGGGTAGGCAATGATGCAATCTTCGTTATCAGTGGTGCTTTCAAGATGAACTACGCCCTGATAATTTGTAGCAAGTGTTGTTATGGCCGTTCCCGCTGTTGCGGCAGTACAACCTGTCCAATTTCCAGTAGTTCCCAATGCAGATGCGGCAGCAGTAAGGGTATTTGCCGCAATGACAATGCCGTTATCGGTAAAATCATCATACATAAATGAACCAGTATTTTGGTTATTTTTGTACTCCAATATAGGACAATTACCCCAAATTGCAGGAGAAAGACCTCTACCGGTATCAGTTGAAACGCTCGGTTTAATTGCCGACAAACTTATAGTTCTATCTATAAATCTATCGCCGCGTGATGCGTATGTAGCCATTGTAATTCCTTTTCTACCCTTACGGGTGAATTAACTTATCCCTTTCAGGACATTATATAAATAGCACGCTGCTATTTGTATTATTATAATATTAACACATTATAATATTATATGTCAACATAATTATTTTATAAATGATATTTATTTACTGCAAATTTCTGTTTTGGGGCAACTCTACCGCTTCTTGGCACTGGGGACATACGAGTAGCTGCTAACAAAAAGTAAAGACTTGCGTGAAAGAAATCGTCCCTGCCGCGCTTAATCCAACGCGGTTTGCTTATCCCTGTGTCAGGATTCTTCAATAAAGCCTTAACCGTATGGGTCATTTCGGATACAAACTCATTTATGATAGGACTTCGGCGTGGAAGTATTACTTTCTTGTCCACAATTACAGAATGTACCTTGTCGCACCATTCATTACGATTTACCTTAACACTTCCTACCTCATTATCCCATTTAGGCTCACCCTGCATCTGTTCGGAATAGTAGCATAACCAAGTCTTGTATGGTTCTTTCTTCTGGAACTCTCTAATGCCGTGGTCAAATGGACCAGAATCAATTACACTATACTTTACATTCATCTTCTCGGCTAAGTCGTGTACCTGATTGAGATTCTCTAAATTAGCCACTGTATAAATCTCATACACGTCTTTATCTATCCTGCGGCCTATTACAACCCTAAGACCCTTATTGTCGTCCACTCCCATACAGGTTTCACCGTCCCAGTAGCCTCGTAGCGAATCGTTCCCGCAACAGGCTAATACTTCCTGCTCGGTAAGACCGTCCTCGGCCTCTATGGATGCTACACCAACAATGGAACGCATAAATTCACACAATGCACCGCCAGTAACTTTCTGGAATCTGGTCATATGGTCATCTAAAGCAGAATTTACACTAAGTAAATTACTTACCCAATTACTACCATCTTCTCTACTCGGATAATTGGCAACCCACTCACCTTTCCTCTGGTCTATCTGCTTGCCACAACTAACACAAGTCCTTACCCAATGACCATCAATAAAGCCTACTGAACATTTACCTCGCTTCAAATCCTCAACACTGTGAGGAAAATCAGTCTCCAAACAAGTCCAAGTACCACAATCACACTTAATCCGCCAAGTACTCTGGTCGCCATCTTCATATAATTGGTCAATACCATAGCCGGGATACGTAGGACTACTGAAATTAAAGATATGCCTGAACTTACTATCATTCAACCTCTGTTCTGATAGGTCAACCATAGCACTATCCATCAAGTCAATCTCGTCCCTAATCACACAATCGCAAGGAACAGACCTCAAATTAGCACTATCCTTTGTCTGGCTGCCACCAACAGCCTCACTCTGCGCACCTACAAAGTAAATAGACCTGCCGTTAATTGTCTTTACTTGTGAACTATTCACAGAAGTCAATTTATCTAACCAAGGATTAAATGCAAAGATTGGATTAAAACTCATCTTAGTCAACATCTCAACCTGCTTAAAGGTCGGCATCATATACATTATGTTCTTACTATATCGCCTATAGTAACAACTATGTATTGCATCCAAAAACCTCGTAGTGGTAAGCCTAACCTGTGTACCCTTCTTTATACTATTCACACGCTTCTTGGGCCTAACAAGGTCAAATAAGTATGGACTGTCCTTAATGTCAAACGGAACACCGTCAGTCAACATCAATCCCTTTTGATAAGCCCAAAGCAAAGGGTCAACCTGTGCCAACTGCTTACTTAATGTTAAATCCAATTCTTCTGTCATAATTCCTAAAAAATATAAAAAAAAATTCAGCTAAGGTACTTTATGCCTTTTCTGTATAATTGTCTATCTAATGTGTCCTATTATATTTTCGTTTATTTTAACCTTCGTGTACCAGAATACGGCAACCGCATTTAGTACAAGTTATATAAGTTTCATAATTGGCACTATTAACCGTAAATTCAGTGCCACCGCATAAGCAACTAACCTCGCCATTCTCGGAGTAATACTCAACCCTATTAGCTCCGGTACACTTTTCTTTTTCCATATCAATCCTAATTCTGTATTTAATTTGTCGTCAATTCTAAAAGTTGGGATATATTGGGAAAAGGGTAGATACGTTATCGTTACCCCTCCCCCTATCAGCCCCCCCCTACCCCCTATCCTTTTAATTTGTGCTGACGTTTGATTTATAGCCATTATCTTGCCCTCGCCTATGCTTTGATACTGATTTAGATTTATCGAGGCTTATAATTGATTGTGATTAGCCTGTCTGTCTTTGAATTGATAACCTGCCTTACGTTGATGTTGCATTGTCCATACGTTTGGATTGATACCACGTGGACAAGGTGGAATATCATCATCATCAATCTTGTTTGTTGCAGCCTGTATTACAATCTTATCAACCTTTGCGGCATGCTCTGTTATTAGTCCGGTAAAGTTATCAGTTGTATCTTGTATGGGTCTAACAACATCAGGTCTAATAGGGTCTAACATAATAGGTCTAACATTTATGGGTCTAACAGGCTTTGGGTCTAACATTTTAGCAGGGTCTAACAAGGGTCTAACAGTGGATTTACGCTTATTTGCCATATAATTACGTTGATATAACCGCTTTGCTTCCCCTGATAATGCCATTATTCCGTCCTTTTAGTATTAAACTGCTCTATTTACAAGTCTTAATTTTGCTTCTCTTGCAATATCCTCTAACTCCTTTTGTTGTATAGAGTTAAGCTCTTGTCTGGTGGTGTTATCGGTCTTAAGATTGTCTTGATAACAGCCAATAGTCTTGCCTGCGCCAGTCAATGCCGCATTTGCCGTTGATAAATCCCCTTTTTCTATCGCTAAATCGAAGATTGCAAGGTGTTTATCCTGTATAAATTTAACTGTTATATCTGTATTTGCCTTATTTTTGGCTTGAATTCGAGCTATTGATTGCTTTACCAGACTATTATCAAATAATTTAAGACCTACATTATTTGCATATGTATTACTATAACCTACTGCTAATAATGCTTTTACTTTTTGCAATCCATTCGTGAGATACTCTGCTGCTATTGCGTTTGCTTTTTCTTGACTTAATCTATTTGACATTTGCTATTATCCTGCAAATTTCTGTTAGTTTTTGTGATTTATTTATATAATCAGCGATAGAGCCATATTGCTCTTTTTGTTTATTTGCTGTGTTTTTAAGCTTGATTGTTTGTTTTAGTGTCATATTATTGTTAAATTATAATCTTTATGGCAGTTGTTACAGTGTATTGTTATTGGTGTATCTGGTTTAAATAGTTCTCTTGTATAGGTATATTTAGCGTTACAGACGCATATAATCTCTAACTTTACGTCAATTAAGCCATTTTCGTGCCTTGCATACTCTTTTTGTAAATCGTCCATCCGCTTACCTTTTAAAATGTGTTTTTATCTATATTTTACTTACCTTGTTTTTTATTTGATTTTACCCTTTTACCAGTCTTTTTTGCTTTACAGGCCATTTTTTATCTCCGTTTTACCATATACCATAAAATCCAATAGCTGTTTTTCTACCTTATCTTGTATAATTCCCGCCACTGTCCGTAAATATCGCTGTATTTCCTTATAATCCTGTTTATTCCAGCTTCTATCGTAGTTTTTGAGCGATAGACTTACCATTTTATTTTCCTGCTCGGCCAATTTGACTTATCCTTTTTTATATCTTATACTTTGATTGTATGGATTATGAGATATTTATTTTAGCTTTTTATGCGTTTTTGGCTCTGTGTTAAAATTGCCGCTTGTAAGTATTTTGTATATCATAGTTTATGAGCCTGTTTTGCACAACTTATTGTTCTATTAAAATATCAAATAAATTCAAGAATCTTCTTGCAACGGTCGATTATAATGATATACTGTTCTTTAGTACTTTATGAGTTTAATAGTTAACCTTTTACTTAGGAGTTTACAATGAAAACAAGTAACATTAAATGCCGTCAACTTGTAAATAACCTTTTTTAAAGAGCGGTATTACTTCAACCGCTGATAGTAACAAACTGTTTAGAGAATGTCAACAATAAATTTAAACTTTTTTTATAGGCTTAATCTAATGCAGCCCAAAGAATTAAAAATCGGCGTTTTCTTAATCCGTCAAGAGGATATTAAGCCCGATGATTACAATACATATCGTTGGTTTTTATATAAAACTATTGACGGTGTTAAAAAGCAAATCGGACGTTATAAGACCGAGAAAAAAGCAATAGCACAAACTAAACTATAAAAAGGAGTAAAAAAATGCCAACAAAAAGAGAGTTAGCCAACACGGAGTTTACGACCAAAACGATGTTAGTTATTGGATAACGGAAGCTATGGAATCTTTTGAACATAACAAAAAAAGTAAAATCATAATTGAAAGCGAGGTTTAACAATGAATACCCTGCAATTTACTTATTGCTCGGCAATAGTACACAAAAAACATCGGGATAAACTTACAAGAGAGCAAATTTTGGCAAAAATTGGTGCTTGTGCCGTAATGCTAAAAATAGGCACTTGGGAAAAATACTACACCAAAAAAAGAGACTACTATATAAACCTGTTATTAAACCGTCCATAGGATTACTACCTTGCCCGTAGCGAAGTTATTTTGCTTAGGGGGTAGCTTGATAGGGTAATAAATAATAATGGCTTAAAAACGAAAGGAAAGATGAAAATGGGAAATTTAAACACAACCGGAAACGCAGGCATTGGAATGGGCGTAGCTTTGGCAATGATTTTGTCGTGGTCAAAAAACGCCTCTATATTGTGGTGTATTTTACACGGTATTTGCAGTTGGTTTTATGTGATATATTACGCCATTAAGTACTAATCCCCACTAACGAAACAGGGTAAATTTATCGCTTATTAAGTTAAAAAAGAAAAAGGCGGGTATTTAAGACCAGTTAAAACCAAAATTGAACTGATAGTCTAATATCCGCCTTTTTTTAAAAGAAACACCCGCCATAATTTAGCCAAAAATCAGAGGCTTGGCAGGCTTCCTGTAGTAATCAGCCTCGTAAAGAGGCTCGGACGGAAGCTAAACCGATACGGTCGCTGTCGCGTCAACTTTAAAACATATATGAATTGTAACGAAAACGGCGGGAATGTCAAGAAGATTTTGGCGGTTTGAAAATGCGAGGGTGTTCAGACCGGAACTTTGCCTCCGATGGTAGATTTTTTTTCTGTTCGGTAACAACAATCCCCGCGGCGCGGAACAGGTTGAACCTTTTAAAATCTTCTTTCGATGTTAAAATGTTTTTATACATTCCCATTATAATAATCCTTTTTCTTTTCTATAAGCTGCTCGCCTGTTTTTCAAAGAACTATTGACATTCAAAAAAGGTTCACCCTCTTTACAATCTCCCTCTCCTTTTTCTTCTTCTTTTTCTTTTACATCTGTATCTACCTCTGTATCTGCTTCTACCTTTACCTCTGCCTCTACATCTACTTGTCCGCTAACAAAGTTAACAGACTTTAACATTTTAGCAGAATCTTCATTTTTAATCAAATTTTTGGCTTTTTCCAAAATTCTCTTATCGGACATATATTTTTTCATATAATCGTTGCGGTGTTGAGCCGTTTGGATATCGCGATAAGTCTTATAATTGACAATTTCATATAAAAATTCGCCTACTCGGATAATTCTCCGCCCGTCCTCTTTTTTTGAACGGCTTGCGGGGTCTGGTTGTTGTAGTTTCTCAATAACCGCCTGAACGCTTTCCGCGGACATTCCAATAGAAGCCGCGATAATCCGCGGATTGACCTCTAAACAGCCTTCTTTATCGGCGTTGGCAAGTAAATAAGTCCATACCGCGAAAGTTTCAGCCCCAGAGCCAGACATTGAACCAGTGAAACAACTTGCGAATACTTTACCGTACATAAAACACCCTTCATTAAACTATGTTAAACTTTAATTCATTTATAACCTTAACAGACTTTAACAAAAGCTAACAACATTGTCAAGTCTTTATTTTTCTCGGCAGCCTGTAAAATTTATTATTCAAGTACAAACCTTTGTGCAATCTATATTCTTCGGTGCAATTTATTGTGCATATTTTTCTATTGCTTTCGTTTAAGTTCTTGCGTATAATATGCCGATGTAGTAAGGGAATGAGAATAATAACTTTAATCGGAGATGTGAAAAAATGAGTAATGATAAAAAATATGTTTCGATGTATCTGCCAGAGGAAGTAGCGAATGCAGTTGAAAAGGTCTATAATTCGGCAAATGACCCGCTTGCCGATGAATATGTTAAAATACTTAACGAATGGGTTAAAAAAGTAAGAGTAAATTGGAAAGACAACGTAGAGCAACTTGATGAAGAACTTACGGTGTATCGTGCTACACTTATAAGCATAACCAAACAATATAAGACGGCATTGGAAGCCAACTTAGACAACAATTATGCCGTATGGGAAGAAGTTAATAAGCAAATTCCGAGTATTAGAGAAAAAACACAAGTGGTTTTAGATACGCTGAAGCCGGTAGAATTAGAATTAAAAACTATTTGCGGGTACATTGACAAATTGAACGAATGGAAATTAAGTAAATTTTTGGACACATTAGCTAACATCAGAAGTTGTCTTGATGGCGAAACCGGAACAATGATAAAGTTTCTATTTGAAAAATTTGAGGTGAAAAAATGACCATCGGCCAAAACATAGCTAAGACCAGAATTGATAAGCGTATTTTCCAGAAGCATTTGGCGCAGGCGGTGGGCGTAACGCCAACTTACTTATGCCAGATAGAGCGAGATACAAAGGGCAGGTATGTAGCTTCTGCGGGATTGCTTGAGAAGATTGCCAAAGAATTAGGCACAACGGTAGAAGAATTGACGAAATAAGGGATTATTTTAAAAGGAAAGAATGATATGAAAATATATGTAGCAAGTATTGGCTATAATGATAAGAAGGTTAAAATAAAATCTTTTGAAGTTACCAAAAAAGAAAAAACGTATGTAAGGATTGGCAAAGGTTGGCCAAAAGTATTCTTCAAGTCCGACAAGGATATTAAGTTTGGCCTTACGGAAGAAGAACCTTGTATGCATCCAAAAATGGCCTTTTAAACGATTTGCGTTGTATTTATAACAGAAAAAGCGATTTAGAAAACAGGGTAAATGTTTTAAATAACACAATAAAAGGCTATTTGTTAAAAGAAAGGACAAATAAATGAAAATTGACATAGACAATATGACATTAAACCAGTGCTGGACTTACTGCTTGAGAATGTGGCGATGGATTGCAGAAGCACGAAAGGTAGGAAATAAAAGCCCAGTATCATCACTTAAACATAAATGGATAGCGGATAACGGCATTGACCGAAGTTTGTTTGGGGATTGTTTTTTTTGCCAATATAATTCCGTAAGAGAAGCACGTTCTGCTTGTGGTAATTGTCCCGCCAAAAAAATTAACAAAAGATTTAGTTGTTTTGCCGCCGGGAAAAGTTGGAATAACGAACCCATTGCCTTTTACGCTGAATTATTGAGATTAAACAAGATAAGAAAAGGAGTAAAAAAATGATAGAATTTAATGCAATAAAAGACGGTAATACCTTGCAGATGTTTTTATATGGCTTTCTCATTGGAGAACTTAGTAGAGTAAATTTAAAATGGAATGTTATAGCCCTTAACTCTTATCAAATGGAATCAGGTTATTTGAGACAGATAGCCGACAAACTCGATGAATTGAATGGAGATAAAAAATGAGAATACCAATAACTATTTACTTATGTCCAGACTGTTTTGTGCCGATAGATATAAAATCAGAGAACTACTACGGCTCAACATCAACAAAGGGTAAGTGTCTGAAATGCAAAAGAGAATTACACGATTTCGATTGCGAAAAAGTAACTCAAAATGTGGAGGATTAAAAAATGAAAACAGCGTTATTGATATATATGGCGGTAATGATAACAGGTGTATTGGCAAGACTTGATGCTATACACGAAACACTCAAACAGATTTTGGAGACAATAAAATGAAACTGTTCTTTATTACCACCACGATAATTTTAGGGGTATCAATGGCAGGGCAAGCCAAAGATAATGGCAAGGCGGTCAACGTGGAGCGATTATTGGACGCCATTGCACAGGTTGAGAGTGGAGGCCGGATAGATGCCGTAGGAGATTCGGGGAAAGCAGTTGGGATTTTGCAAATTTGGCCGATTATGGTCAAAGACGTAAATCGTATCAGCGGTAAAAATTTTACCATGAAAGACCGATACAACAAACAGAAGTCTTATGAAATGTGCAGAATCTATCTGAATCACTATTGCAAGAATATGAGCGATTTTAATAAGGCCAGATGTTGGAATGGTGGTGCAAACGGCCACAAGAAAAAGGCGACAATTAAATACGGAAATAAGGTTTCAAGAGAATTGAGAAAGGGAAAATAATGGACTTTAAGGAAATGAAATTGAAAGTCAGAAAACAGCCTTTTAGTGGAAATTGGGCGATATATGATGAGAAAACGGATGGTATAGAACTTTACGAAGAATCAATTACCCAAGAAACTGCTTGTCGCATTGCCTTATGTTGGAACTCTTACGAATCAAACCAGCAAACAATTAAGGATTTGGTCGAGGCGTTGAAAGCGGCAATGCAGATGATGAATAGTCTTGAAGAAACTTGCATTGATTTTGGCGACACCATTTCAGCGTTATGCCATAGAAAACCTACTAAGTTTCCGAGAGCAGATTTAACGCCGCTGAATAAAGTTATCGCCGCAGCGGAGAAAGGAATTGAGAAATGAGCGAAGAAAATAAAATTTGTGATTGGGAATATAGTTGGACTGGTGGAATATGGATAACTGGTTGCAGAGACAGTGAATACTTTGAACACGGACAAGAACAAGGATTTAGTTTTTGCCCTTATTGCGGAAAAGTAATTAAATTGATAAAAAAACAAAGGAGTGAATAATGAAAAACTATCAAATTGACTTAATCGAGAAGTGGCTACTTCGTGGCCGAAAGATTACCCCGATTCAGGCTTTGAAGATGTTTGGCTGTTTCAGGCTTAGTGCAATAATCTTTATCCTGAATAAATGGTATCAGGGTAACATTAAAAGCAAATTAGTAAAAGTTAAGACTACTCACGGCAGAAAATATGCGTATGTTGCGCAGTATTGGCTTGAAGAATAAATTAAAATCTTAAAAGAATTATCTTGACTTCTTGAAAAGTTATGATATAATGTGCAAAGATTTAAAGGAAAGAAATAATGAGCGAAGAAATCAAAAAAGGCGACACATTCATTGCAGTAATTAAGAAAAGCGAATTTTCCAAAACGCTTGGCGGGCAAGAGGGTTCAGGAAAGAGATTACCACCAATGATTGCAACAAGAGTAAATAATTTGGCCATCGAAACAGAAACCCATATTTTAGATAGAACAAGATTTTATTTTGAAAAATTAGAGAAAGGGAATGAATAATGGCAGAGTATAAAAAAACAGAGGCGTGCATATATGGTTTTTTAATGGGAACTTGTGTGCTTATTGTTGCGATGGGATTTGGATTGTTATGGGCGTTTCCGGTTAAATGGTGTTGGAATGCAACAATGCCCTATTTATTTGCGTTTCCAGTAATAACTTGGGGAAAGGCTTGGTGTTTGACATTTTTATCTGTAATGTTCTTTAAGAGTTCTTTAATAGAAAGAGTTAAAAAGTAAATAAGCCCCACACGGACGCAGCCTCCTCCTGCGTCATACACAATGGCCTGTCGTCATCTTTCCTTGCTCCTCTGCGGCAGGCCATATTTTCGGGATTTAGTTTAATGTTAAAACATTGGAAGATATGCCAGAGATTTGGGTTCAATTCCCATTCCCGCTATTCAAATTTAAACGGAGATAAATTATGACAGATAAAGAAAAGTTTATAGAGTTTTTTAAATCCTTTGGGATAGATTTAACCCCACAAGACAACAATCTGCTCTTAGAAGAAGATTGTATGCAAGACAATCCAAAGGTAAAGGGATATTGCGGTTTCTATACTATATTTAATTTCGATTCTAATGGCAATTTTGTTGATTGTGGTGCATACGAGTAAAATCGCAAAGCAGGGATAAGCGATTCACAAGATAAGTTCTCTTGTCCCGATGAAACGCAAGGGAACTGAATTTTGACAAGTGGATAATGCTGATAGTGTCTATGTAATAGTGGAGGCTTTAAAATTGGTATGCCGCAAAATTACATTGGTTTATAATTTTCCTATCAGCATTATTTTTGCAATATATAACCTTTTACGGAGATAGAATAATGGACAAAGAACTAATCGAGAAATGGAAAAATAACCGAATACCAAACAGTTTTTTAACTTATGATGAGCTTACCGAAATGAAATCTTTCGGAGAGTGTAATTTTCAATGGAGAAGCCACTCCGAACCTAGAGATTGGAATGATACTTGCCAGCTCATCCCTAATGATAATCACGTTTATCGCCTCCGCCCCGACTATCAGCCTCCAAAGCCAGAGCCGAAGATAGTTAAATATGAGATAACCAAAATGGAATATGGCCTTATGTATGTACCAATGGTTTCGTGTCAAGATTTTGTTGAAACGGCATTGCGGAGACCAAGTTTTCTCTATTACGAAAAGGGAAACGGCAACAAAATCGGTATTGAGAACATTGCCACAGAAATTCGTAATGGCGGCAAGGTTTACGCCTGTTTTATCAAGGACAACAATGAATAATAACATCGGCTTACCCTCAAAATTTCAGTCGCAGACCTTTTGTGCAAACTGCAATGCAGATATAAATGCAAGTAATATGGTTTGTTGCTGTGCGGGGTGTGGGGCTAAAGGGTGCCAGAGTTGTAAGATGAAAGATGATAACTATGAGCAATGGTTTTGCAAGGATTATTCAAAATTCTATGATGCCACTATTAAGAAAGATTGCGTTATTGAATTTCTGGACAAGGTAGTAGATAAATTACATAAAGTGATAGGTAATTTTGCAAGTAATAAAATTATGGAGGACAAAGAATGACTATTGCGAATATGCACAAATGCACCTGTCTTCATAAGTTTAGTGATGGTACTATTATTGCCACAGTCAAAAAACCCAAAAGCCCGCTTCGCACCGGCGGAGAAATGACGCAGGAATGTATCTTATCTGACGGCACAGGCGATATTGAAGCAGAAGTATTGATAAACGGCTTAAAACTTGACAGAGGCAATGAAATAACTATCGTAGCGGCAGAGTTGCAATCCGGTGCAGGGGGCAAGAAACTCTATGTTTCAGAGTATGAGCAGAAACGTATTTCCGAGCCAGAGCCATATCAGCCGAAAGAACAGCATTATTCACCGGCAGAAGTTGAACAGAACACCGGCACAAATTGGGACGAGATAGCCCGCCGAGGTATTAGAAAAGATTTAGTTTGTGCTTTAATTTCCAGCAGGACGTTGCCAGCACGAGAACCGGGACTGCAATTTATATATGACCACTGGACAGATATTTTAGCTTTAACAGAACAGATATTCACAGGAAAATAATAACCATTTTTTAAGGAAATAAGCAATGCAATTACAAGGAACAATAACAAACATAGTTCCAGACGGTGGCTATCAGAGCCAGAATGGATATATTAACACTTTTCAGATGACGATAAGTACTCCGTCTGGAATTTACACAGGACAGATAGGCTCAAAGGCACAAGTCTATCCTATCGGAGTTGGTCAGCCTATTATGATTGATATGACCGAATCGCGAAATGGTGTAAAGTTTAAGAAAGTTGACCCTAAATTTGCAGGAACAGCACCACAGCAACCTTATGCCCCTCCTGCCCCGCCACAAGGCTCTAAGTTCCCGCAAGCGGCATTAGATGAAATGAATGGCAAGACAGGCTACACCGCACCACCGGCAGTTGCCGTACAAGGCAATAGCACAAATACTTCCATCGAGAAGCAATGCTCTCTTAAAGCGGCGGTGGAGTATCTAAAAGGCAAGCCAGATACAACGTCCGATGAAGTTGTAGTTGTAGCGTGGAAGTTCTTTAGTGAATTTATTTCGGCACCGAGCCAGTTTTAGAATAAACAAAACTTATTAAATCTCTACTATCGTAGATGGAGTTTAACGTGTCAGAATTAGATATTATCAGCGTAGCAAGTAAAATAGAAGAACGGATAAATGACATTGCCACTGGCAGGGAGTTGTTAAAACCTGCCGCCGAGTTAAAGGCAAGGACAATGGCTGAATATGAAAAGCGATTGGCCGTAGTAATTATGGCATTGAGAAACGGAAAGGAATTTGAACTTGAAAGTGAAAAAATTAAAGACCCTCCAATTTCCATAATTGACAAAGTATCTAAAGGGCTATGCTACAAAGAAAAGATTGCCGCCGACCTTGCCGAAGCTGAATACAAAAGAATGGTAATTAAACTCGACTGTCTTAAAACAGAAATGAATGGTTTTCAATCTATTAACAGATACTTAGATACTTGCAAAAACGGAGACTAATAATGTTTGACCCAGAATCAGATACTAACGGCTATACGCAAGACCAGATTGACGGCTTCGGCCAACACCATACCCCTCGCAGACACCAGAAGAATAATGAGGAAGTATTGCCCGAATGTCCCTATGGCAAATGCAAGCTGATTGACAATGAATTTGTGGAATTATGCGAAGTATGTGAACGAGATGAAAAATTACATCACGAAACAATTAAAGGAAATACTAATGCTCGATAAACCTTGTACGACTTGCGATAAGCCAGATAAGAAGAAGTGTATGTGTGGCCTGTGGAGTAAATGGTACGCCGAGCAGCTTGAACTTGGCTTCCCCGACAAGCCAATCCTGAATCTTAAAAAGAAGAAATTAGTCTTTAATCCTAAATTTGCAGAGCCAAAGCAATATGATACTCTTGGCGATGGATTATTGATAAAGGGCGGGAAAAGGTATCAAAGAAAAGAGTTATAAAAATGGCCATAGAGTTCAGTAATCTCGGTGTCCGTATTTTCACCGGCAAAGTTAAAGGCGAGTTCAGGCATCATTTTGTGAATAGTAAAAATTTAGAACAAACGAAGTTGGAAGTTGAAAAGTTGTATAATGACGAAGTGGAAAGATTAAAGAAATTAGGGATTGAGGTGTAATAATGAATAAATTACTTATGATAATTGCGGGATTATGTGCTATAATTTGCGTATCTGTTTTAATGTTTTTGGCAATATCCTTTGGCAATAAGGTAAATCTATTGAAACAGAAATTGGATAACGATAAAATTATCATCACTGGCTCTGTTTATGATTACGACACAGAAGTAAGAACTATCAAAAAGCAAGAATATGTATATTATGCCGATGTCAACATTAACAAAAGGTGTGATTGTGGAAATCTTCTAACGTTAAAATTGCCAGATATGAGAATTGACGATATAATAAATTATAAATGTGCCAGTTGTGGCAAAAAATATACCTATAAATTTGTAATTGCCCATATCAATAAAAATTGTGATTATTTATATGGAGTATCAGAATGAACGGCTACGGTCTTACGTTTTGGCTGATTATGTTTGTGCTATTGATATTGGCAATCGTGAATGCTTGTAGGAAAAGTTGAAATTAAATTTATTTTAGGCTTGACAAAATAACAAATATAGAGTAGTTTTTAGATAAGGAATTTATATGCGACCCAGTACAAATAACGAATTTGAATTAAATCCATCGGGCAGTTGCACTTCTTCTCCACAGAAAATTGCTGGGTCGCACCAAGACTGTCCGATGGATATTTTTGATGAAGCCCGAAAATTATTTCCGTCCCGCAGGCCGGGTGCTAAACGTGGCAATGAAGTTGAGTTCAAGAACTTCTGCCGACACAAGGACTGGAAACAATGCTTACCCTTGCTTCTACCTGCAATTCAGCGAGAGATAAAATGGCGAGAGGAAACGGCCAAACTTAATTCCAAACAGCGGGACAGAGACAAGGTTATATTTATTCCAGAATGGCCTAATTTTTCGGTATGGATAAATGGCAGGCGATGGGAAAATGAGTTTGAACTGCCCAGTGAAAAGGTCAAACCAAAGCCTGTGGCGGTCGCAGCGAGCATATTCAGGCCAGTTCAGGACTATGATGCCATTGCCGCAAAAGAACAGCAGGCGAGGCGACTACAAATGCGTAAAGACTTACAAAGAGAAACAGGGGTTAGAATATGACACCAAAACAAAGACAAATAAGGATAGACTTAATTGGCAATGTAAATAGATTAAGACTTAACCTGTCTGCCATTGAAAAACAAGATGTATTTCAAATGACACCTGAACAATGGTTTGATTTAAGGACTGAATTAGTTAATATGGTTGATGATATAGTTATTGGCATAATTGAAATGAAATAACTCTGAAAAGCAATAGACGGAACGAATGATTAGGAGGCAAGGAAGCCTCCGAGAAAGGAATGGAAAATGAAAGCTATTAGCTTAGAATCAACATTGGGAGATGAAATAATAGTTTGCCTTAATTGTGGACATAAAGATATTGCAAAAGAATTTAAAAAGAGTTCCGAATTTAGAGATTATGGCAGATGTTTTAAATGCCAAAGCTACGCATTAACAGAGTATGAACCGGAATCAAAGAAATGAAATCCTTATGCAACAGTTGTAAACATTGCGACAAAAAGAACGGTATGCTTTGTGCTAAATCAGAGCAAAG